GGAGACCAGCGCAGGCGGGGAATATTTTGCAGCGGGGGTGGGTGCTGCAATGACCGGTCGTGGCGCAGATTTGTTGATTATTGACGATCCACACTCAGAGCAGGACGCTTTATCGGCATCTGCTTATGATAATACGTATGAATGGTACACATCTGGCCCCCGTCAGCGTCTTCAGCCGGGTGGTTCCATCATCATTGTGCAGACAAGGTGGTCAAAAAAGGACTTAACGGGCCGGTTACTGACTGCGCAGGCCGCTGACATGATGGCTGACCAGTGGGAGATAGTAGAATTTCCTGCAATTATGCCGTCGGGGGAACCGCTGTGGCCTGAATTTTGGAACAAAGACGAGCTTTTAAAGGTAAAAGCGTCACTTTCACTAGGAAAGTGGAACGCGCAGTGGCAACAGAACCCCACATCTGAAGAAACCGCTGTTATTAAGCGTGAATGGTGGAACGAATGGGAAGAAGAAGACATTCCAAAGCTGGAATACATCATACAGTCCTATGATACGGCGTATTCTAAGAAGGAAACCGCCGATTTCTCTGCAATTACGACGTGGGGCGTGTTTGAGCCTCTTGGAAACGGCGATCAGCACCTAATTTTGCTAGACGCAAAGCGAGGTAGATGGAATTTCCCAGAATTAAAGCAGATTGCTCAGGAAGAAAACGAGTATTGGGAACCTGACATGATGTTAATTGAGGCCAAGGCGAGTGGTACGCCCTTGGCGGACGAGATGAGGTTACTTAACCTGCCTGTTATAACCTTTTCACCGGGGCGGAAAAGGGGCGGGGGCGGTTTGGACAAGACCACACGCATGCATATGGCTTCTCCTATATTTGAATCAGGAAAAGTTTGGTATCCTGCCGCGAAGAAGTTCGCGGAGGAAGTAATAGAAGAAGTTGCTTCGTTTCCAAATGGCGAACATGATGATTTCTGTGATAGTATGACTATGGCCTTGATGCGCTTCCGTCAGGGTGGTTTTATCAGCTTGCAGGGTGAAGAGCTAGAGGACATGCTCCCCGGCAGAAAGCGCGAGTATTATTAATGGCACAACGCGACATCGACAAAACCCCTGCGGATCTACGCAATGAGTTTATCACCGGCCTAAAACGCCGTATGGAGAACCTTGCTGAAGCATCCGAGGGCACTGGTGCGCGTTTATCCGAGATAGCCGGGGGAGTTCTGAAAGAAGAACTTTTTGGTATTCCGGGCATGTTAGCGGATGTGACAGAGGCCACTTTGGACGCGGGCATTGGTCCGCAGACCATGAACATGTTGTACAAGGCCGATCCAAAATTTAAAAAGGCTGTCGGAGAGTTTCAAGACGAGTACGGCGCCGTCGGTCTTGCAGCAAAAGCTGGCGTAGAGTTTTCGGACGAGATGTTCGACGAGAAGGGTGAGCTTCGCCCGGAGATGGCGGGCAGGTTTTTAGCTCCTGGTGCCCTTTATGTAAAGAGCGCAAGTTTGGCCAGCAAGGCCAAGGACATCCTGCCGGAGTTAAGCTCTGGTGTGGCAAGCTACATTTCTCGTTTGACTGACCAAGGGTTCTTCCCGCCGCAACCACAAACCGCCGGTGGACCGTCGATCATGCGCAGTGAACGTGCGGACGGTGATCCACGGCCCACGGTTGTTGAGAGTCGTGCTGCGGGCGAAGGTTCCGGGACGAGCGGTCCACGGAAGGTTCAGTCTGAGAAAGAGGACATGTTTGTCAGCCCGGACAACGAGGGTGTTGTTCCGACGGTTAAGGACAGGTCTGATTCGGGGTCTTCTGCATTTAGTGAGACGGGTATTTACTCGCCGCTTCGTGCTGCGCTGGAGAACATTGAGATTCCGACGGGCGGGATTACGGCGGCGAAGCTGCTAGAGAAGTTGCGTGGTCAGCCTCGCGCGGGCACGGAGCTACGGTCTCTTGGCATTGAGGCTTACTTAAAGTCTAAGGGCGACAAGAAGATTAGCCTGGGCGAGTTCCGCGATGTGGTGGATGTTTTGTCTCCCCGGTACAAAGTTAAGACTGTGTTTGAAGATACTGGTGTTTCGTACAATGGAAACTTTGTTGCTCCGGAGCGAACAGCCGCGTCTACTATGCAACGTCTGGGGAACTCGACGGAGAACCAGCAAAACTATGGTGTGATGCTGTTTGCTGACGATTCAGCGCAGATTGATGGCAGCTTTATAGCTCCACCGGATCACGATTATTTTGGCGACCGGCTACCGGGGTTCTTTGGTCACGTTCGCTTTAGCGTTCAGGACATACTGGACCCAAAGAGTAATGCTCCGCTTCGTGCACTGGTTGTTGAAGAGATTCAGACGGACACGGTCAAGGCGTTCAATCGCATGGATCAGGAGGCGAAGGCTAATCCTATTCCAAGCGTCGATGAGATCATTCAACGCAAGATGCGTGGTACGGGGTATGGTCTCCTTGACGCGCCTCCGACGATAGAAGAGGCTCTAGAAACGCAGCGAATTCTTTTAAAAGCGCGCAACGATAGGATGAAGGGCGCGATTAGTGGCAAGACTGAGTATGGCCCGATGCAACGGATGCAAGAAGTTATCCTTAATGCGGATCCAAACTACAAGACCCTGAACAAAATGCTTGAAGACACCAGAACCGTAGCTAAGAGTCAGGAGACCTTGGACTCGGATGCAATGCGTTCTATTGATAAGTTTTTTGATTCGGATGGCGGCTCTCATGGTTCGGCATCTATGAATTCTTCAATTCGTCAGGATCAAGCAGTCTTCCTGCTTCAGCAGAATCTGCATAAAGCTCGATCTCTGTCGGAGGCCGAGGTGATGATACGAGGGTTGCCAGCAGATTCTTTGCCTCTGCCCAGGGGAGACATGTCTCGTTTTGATGTGGATGAAATAAGAGAAAAACAGATTTCTGATCTATTAGGTGACTGGAAAGACGCACACCAGTCGGCAGAGCGGAGGCTTCGTACTAAAACCGGCGGGGGCGAGGCAGAGAGACAGACGGGTGTCTTTGCTCGTATGTTCGGTGGGGGCAGTGATATCGAAAGGCAGATGGAAGCTTTTCGGGCAGAAACTATAGCCGAATTGGCTCTACTGCGGATGCGGATGAAGCATAAACAGCGCGCTGCCGGGAAGTTTAGTGAAAGATTTGAAGACGAGCTTTTGGAGCTGCGATCTCGTCCCAGTCGTACCCCGGTGGACGAATCCGATAAGTTGTACAATCCAGTTACTTCATTATATGCGACTCCTGACCTACAAAGAGGTTCTGTAAGCTCCTCTGGAGCAAGGCAAGCACAGGACTCAAAAGAGCTAACACCCAACAAAAAATACAGAAAAGCTATTAGATACGAAGAGCATGACGATATCGCCAAGGCGATTGGTGAAGGGGCGAACTACGACTCTGAAACTTTGTTTTCTGGTCTAACGAACATGAAGGAAGAGATTCTAATTGAAGCCAATGCCATGTCTCAGTTGCATCCGGCGCTGGCTCAACGAGTTGCAAAGGACAGGCCGCTTCTTGAGGGTCCGGCTGCGAATAGAACTTACAACCGTGATCTTTTAAGTGAGCTTGGTTTGTCAAAGACATTTGCCGAGGCACAGCAGCGGGCGTTTAAAAGAGGCTTAATTAATGAGTTGGACGCTGCACAGCAGCGGGCGCCTAACTTCGAAACGCTACGCAAGAATATTAACAAGGTTCTCACAGACGAAGGGATCGGGCCATCCTTCGTAAAGAAGCTGGGTCTGGAGGAGTTGCCGCCAACCGCAGCGCCGGAGGTCAGTCGCGCTCTTCTCAACAATGACATAGACTCCCTGAGTGATGCGCTGGCTAGGGCGTTCCAAGATGGTCAGCAGTTCAGTGGTGCGTCCCGTGCGCGAGACGTGGCTGCTCGTCCGCCTTATATGAATCAGAACGACTTCATGCAGTTTGCCACGCGGGTTTTGCCGGTCGAAGCAAAGAAGATGGGTTTAGACATGGTGATTGTTCCGCCCAAAGAAGAATTTATGGCGGCACGGTCGTCTGACGTGGGTAACGCAAGAGACGTTGCAGCATTCAACGCTGTCCTAGAGGGAGAAGACACTGCTCGTCGCGCGGTTCAAATTCTTCGGAAAAGGGCGGCTGCGGCTAAGAAAAACGACGCGTCTCCCACCGAGTTCAAATCACAACAAGAAGTGGATGATTTCTTGGACGAGGCAGGAGTGGTTGGCGCATTGCGAACAGAGATTGCACAATCTGTGCAACGGCAGGGAATCGCAGGTGATTTTGAGAAGTTAGCCAAGGCGATTGAAACGACCATAAAAGAGGGTGACATTAAAAAAGTAGTCGCACCAAATGTTTCATTCGTGAACGAAAGAAAGCTGCGAGGCCACTTCCAGAACTACGGCAAGAATCTTGACGCTGCTTTGAGTAAGCTAAACAAGTCTGGCGTTAAGGTAGAAGAAGCGACAGAAATAAAATTTGCTAATCCAGACCCTCGTGGCATGGGTACACTTGGTAAGTATGCAAGTGGCGAAGCGACAAGAGGCACAGGTTTTGGATTTCAGCCGTCACTTCCGCCTTTCCGAATCATTGATCTTAGAGATCCGGGCACTGCAAAAGTCGCTAAGAAAGTGCCTAGCGCCTACAAGGACGGCGGACCCGTAGACTTGAGGCCCAAAAAACTGGTACACTCCGGCATTGGCGCTATGGCAAGACAGGTGATGTGATGGCAAGTAAAAAAGACGACGTTAAAGACGAAGAGCTTTTGGCGAAGCTTCGTGACAAATTCTACGATCCCAAGCCTGGTGAAACCGACTACTCAGAGACGATGTCATTTGACGAGTATGTCAAACGTATTGGGCCTGCCAAAAAAGCTGCCGGTGGCATGGTCAAAGGCTTTAGCCCGATAGCTCGTCCGCAAAAGTTCAAAGGTGTGTTTTAATGGCCCTTCCTCCGCAGATGGTTGATATGGCAATGGGTGCTGGTGGTCCGGCGGATCAGTTGTCCCAAGAAATGATGGTCGAGTTACCTGAAGAGGATATGCTTCCTGAAGGCATTGAACTTGCCGGCATGGAGGAGATGGTCGAGGTAGACGCCGAGCCGTATACGCATAACGCAAACCTTGCGGAGGTTTTGGACGACTCAGCCCTTAGTGCTTTGTCATCGGATTTGCGAGACAAGATTGATGATGACAAAGAGTCTCGTGAAGATTGGGAAGAGACTATTTCCAAGGGGTTAAAGCTTCTTGGTGTGAACTATGAAGAACGCAACGAGCCGTTCCTTGGTGCGAGTGGTGTTCACCATCCGCTGTTGAGCGAAGCCGTGACACAGTTTCAAGCACAAGCCTATAAGGAGATGCTGCCGGCTGGAGGCCCAGTAAAGGCACAGGTTCTTGGCGCAGCGAATAAGATGCTTGAGGATCAGGCACAGCGTGTCAAAGACTTCATGAATTACCAGATTACCGAAGTAATGGAAGAGTATGATCCGGACACGGATCAAATGTTGTTTTATCTACCTTTGACAGGTTCGACCTTCAAAAAGGTATACTTTGATGCAGGTAAGCAACGAGCAGTTTCAAAGTTTGTTCCGGCGGAGGATCTGATTGTTCCATACTCGGCGAGTGACTTGAACACAGCCGAACGTGTCACGCATGTAGTGCGGATGACTGAGAACGAACTTCGTAAGCTTCAAGTTGCGGACGTGTATCGGGACATTGATCTTCAGGCTGGAGAAGAGGATGATGATAGTTCAATTAGGGCAACAGGTAACGAACTGCAAGGCGTTCGTCCGTCGTATGGTAACGACATCCATACGTTACTTGAAATTCACACTGAGCTTGATCTTGAAGGCTTTGAGGATCTTTCACCCGAAGGTGAGCCTACGGGCGTTAAACTCCCTTACATTGTCACTTTGGATGAAGATTCAGGACAAGTTCTTTCAGTGGTGCGAAACTATCGGGAGATGGACCCGCTTCGCAGAAAGCGACAATATTTCACTCACTATAAGTTTCTGCCTGGGTTTGGGTTTTATGGCTTTGGCCTGCTTCATACTATAGGGGGTCTTTCCCGTGCAGCGACATCGATCCTTCGACAACTTGTTGATGCGGGCACTCTTTCGAATCTGCCTGCCGGCTTCAAGGCTCGTGGTGTTCGTATTCGTAACGACGATGAGCCGCTTTCTCCTGGCGAGTTCCGTGATATTGATGCTCCCGGCGGTGATCTTCGGAATGCTCTTATGCCCCTTCCATACAAGGAACCTTCTGGCACACTTGCTCAACTACTGGGCGTTATTGTCGATTCCGGACGCAGGTTCGCTCAAGTCGCAGATGCAAAAATCTCCGACGTTAATTCCCAAGCCCCCGTCGGAACCACAGTTGCACTGATTGAGCAGGGGTCGAAGATCATATCCTCGATCCACAAGCGTCTGCATTATGGTCAGAAGAATGAGTTTCGTCTTTTAGCTGAAGTTTTTGCCGACAATCCTGTGCCGTATCCTTATTTTGTGGGTCAGGGCGTACCTGCTGAAATTATGCAGCAGGACTTTGATGGTCGTGTAGACATCCTTCCGGTGTCAGATCCGACAATCTTTTCTATGTCGCAGCGTTTGTCGTTGGCTCAAACTCAAATGCAGTTGGCTTCGCAAGCCCCACAAATGCATAATATGTATGAGGCGTATCGCCGGATGTACGATGCGTTGGACATCAAGAACATTGATGCAATTCTACCGCCGCCGCCACCACCGGCACCTGTAGACCCTGCCACTGAAAACTCAAACGCGGTGAAAGCCAAGCCTTTGCAGGTGTTCCCACAACAGGATCATGAAGCGCACATTGTGGCGCATGCTATGTTCTTATCGTCACCTGCGGCAAGCGCTAGCCCACAGGCGTTTCTGTTGCTGTTGTCTCATGTACAGGAGCACGTAGGCATGCTTGCGAGGGACCAAGTTGTAGCCTTCTTCCAAAGCGCGCAGCAGGAGGCTATGGCGCAAGGTCAGACGCCACAACAGCCTGATCCAAATGTAATTGAGTCCGCTGTA